ACTATGATGCGACCTCACTTTTTAAAGTCAATATCCCAACGCCAGTCATGGCAGGAGTCAGGACCCCTGTCCGCCAGTTTGCGAGTTGCGTCCTTGTTGACTCTGACGACACTCTTGATAGCATCTTTGCCAGCGATATGGCTATTGGGCGCTATACAGCGCAAAGAGCAGGAATCGGCATCAACGCAGGACGAATCCGCGGAGTAAATGCTAAGATCAGAGGCGGAGAAGTAGCACACACAGGTATTGTCCCGTTTCTTAAGAAGTTTGAAAGCACTGTTCGTTGCTGTACACAGAATGGAGTACGTGGTGGTTCAGCTACTACCCATTTCCCGTTCTGGCATCAAGAGATTGAAGACATCCTTGTGCTAAAGAACAACAAAGGCACAGAAGACAACCGTGTGCGTAAACTAGACTACTCAATTCAGCTTAACCTAACCATGTACCAGAGACTGTTAAGCGGCGGCAATATTACTCTTTTCTCACCACATGATGTTCCAGGATTGTACGAAGCGTATTTTGGTGATGCAGCAAAGTTCCAAGAGCTATATGAAATGTACGAGCGCAAGACCAGTATCAAGAAAAAGACTGTTCCGGCAATGGAGTTGTTTAGTGCTCTAATCAAAGAACGTGCTGAAACAGGACGCATCTACATCATGAACGTAGATCACGCAAACACACACAGCAGTTTCAAAGACACAGTTTACATGAGCAACCTGTGCCAAGAGATTACACTGCCAACTAAGCCATTGACTCATATCGATGATCCAGATGGTGAAATTGCATTGTGTATCCTTAGTGCAATTAACGTAGGCACTATTAAGAGCCTAGATGACTTAGAAGAACTATGTGAACTAGCAGTACGTGCGCTAGAAGAAATTATTGACTATCAACGTTATCCAATCTTAGCAGCTGAGAAGTCAACAAAAGCCCGTCGTAGTTTAGGCGTAGGTTACATTGGTTTAGCACACTTCCTTGCTAAAAATAAAGTACAATACGTCGACAAAGAAGCATGGCAGCTAGTACACGATCTAACAGAAGCATTCCAATACTATTTGTTAAAAGCATCAAATAAACTTGCACAAGAACGCGGCGCATGCGAGTACTTCAATCGTACTAAATACGCTGATGGCATCCTTCCTATTGATACATATAAAAAGGATGTTGATAGTATTGTGGAGAACAAGTTAAATTATGATTGGGATGGTTTACGATCTGACATCAAACAGTACGGGCTCAGGCACTCAACTTTGTCCGCACAAATGCCATCGGAGAGCAGTTCCGTTGTGTCGAACGCAACAAACGGAATTGAACCACCTAGAGGATACTTGTCCGTTAAGAAGTCCAAAAAAGGGCCTCTTAAGCAGATTGTTCCACAATATCAAAGTCTTAAGCAGTACTACACCCTGTTGTGGGACATGCCTAGCAACGAAGGTTACATCAACGTAGTTGCAGTAATGCAAAAGTTCTTTGATCAAGCAATTTCAGGTAACTGGAGTTACAATCCGACACACTACGAAAACAACGAAGTTCCGATGAGTGTGATGATGAATGATTTGTTGACAACATACAAATATGGTTGGAAGACCAGTTACTATCAGAACACATATGATTATAAGACTGATCCAAGTGAACTTGAGGATGACAAGCCTGCGGCAGCTCTTGCACCTAGTGCATTTGAATTAGCCGACGAAGCTGATTGTGACGCTTGCGCAATCTAACTAATATAGTGGTTGACTTTTAGAGTCAACTACGTTATACTAAATGTAATAGTTTAGACACACATATAGGATTTACAAAATAAGATGGCAAAGACAGTATTCAATCGTGAAAAAGTAGACTTCACAAAACAAGACATGTTCTTCGGAGAAGATCAGAACACACAGCGTTACGACACGTTTAAGTTTCCTGTGTTTGATAAACTTAATCAAACTATGCTTGGTTACTTTTGGCGACCTGAAGAAGTCAGTTTGCAGAAAGACCGTGCTGACTTTGCTAACTTCCGTCCAGAGCAAAAACACATTTTTACTTCCAATTTAAAATATCAAACACTACTTGATAGCGTCCAAGGACGTGGTCCGTGCCTAGCATTTTTGCCGCATGTTTCACTTCCTGAACTAGAAGGCTGTATTGTTACCTGGGACTTCTTTGAAACAATCCACTCACGTAGCTACACACATATTATGAAGAACGTGTATGCTGACCCTTCAGAAGTGTTTGATACTATTCTAGATGATGAAAAGATTATTGCTCGTGCTATGAGTGTTACTAAACATTACGACGAGTTTACAGAAGCAGCAGATGCTTACAATCACCGCGGCGAAGGTAGTCTACGTGACGTTAAGAAGAAACTATTTCTTGCAATGATGACTGTAAATATTCTAGAAGGCTTGCGTTTCTATGTAAGTTTTGCGTGTACATTTGGCTTTGGAGAACTAAAGCTAATGGAAGGTAGTGCTAAGATTATTAGTCTTATTGCTAGGGATGAAGCTCAGCATTTGGCACTTAGTACACACGTATTGAAGTTGTGGGCACAAGGCAAAGATGATCCAGAAATGGCAGCTATTGCTAAAGAGTGCGAAGAAGAAGTATACGAGCTCTGGCGCGAGTGTGTTGCAGAAGAAAAAGACTGGGCAGAGTATTTGTTCAAAGACGGAAGCATGATTGGATTAAATACACAATTACTTAACCAGTATGTAGAATATATTGCAAACCGCCGCCTAAAAGCACTAGGATACACTGCTATCTTTGACCAACCAGTAAATACTAATCCATTACCGTGGACTACGCATTGGTTGTCAAGCTCAGGCTTGCAGGTCGCTCCGCAGGAAACAGAAGTTGAGAGTTATGTTATTGGTGGCATTAAACAAGATGTAACTACAGATTCGATTAAAGGATTTAGTTTATGATTGAAATTTACGGTAAACCGGCTTGCCCGTTTTGCGATGCTGCAAAAAGGTTATGCGAAACACGACAACTACCATTCAAGTATTTTCAACTTGACACAGACTTTACTCGTGAAGAAGTACTAGAAATGTTCCCAGGAGCACGTACCTTTCCACAGATTAAAGTAAACGGATCTAGCATTGGAGGTTACGACAAGCTAGGCACATATTTAGAAGAAACAAACTACAACGGAACAGGACACTCACTATAATGTTAATTGAAACACCATATAAAAACGGAGACACCGTGTCTCTAAAACTAAGTTCAGGCGAAGAAATTGTTGCTCGATTAGAAGAAGAAACCGCAACTAAATTTGTATTGAACAAGCCAATGGTATTAATTATGCAACAGCAAGGACTAGGATTAGCACCTTATATGTTTAGCGTAAACCCAGATACAAAGTTTAATATCCTTGCAAGCACAGTTAGTTGCATTGCTAAAACAGAAGGTGAAATTGCAAAACAATATACTGCGTCTACTAGCAATATTCAACTAGCATAAAATAAATATAGTATGCCGGCGGTAGTTAAAATAATTTCAGCATCAACAGTTGACCCTTGCGGAGCTCCTCCTAGAGTTCCAGCGGCATCTAGTCCAGATGTGTATGCTGAAGGCGAATTAGTAGTACGCAAAGGCGATGCATATGCAGCTCATGCTTGTCCGGGATCATCTCCGCACGATGCAACTGCTTCAGCAGGATCCGCAACAGTGTTCGTTAACGGCAAGCCTGCACACCGAAACGGCGACGACATCTCATGCGGATCAACAGGCGCCAACGGCGCAAGCACCGTAATTATTGGTTGACAACATACTCTTTCTATGTTATAGTATATACATAATATGAAACTAGGCATGAAAGAGGCACTATGAAATACAATGATCGAGTAATACTTACAGACGCAGACGGCGTTATCCTTAACTGGGAATATGCGTTTACTTGTTGGATGGAACAACATGGACACACTCAAGTAGAAGGCGGCAACTTGCTCTACAATATGAGTCAGCGGTTCGATATTGCTCCAAGCCAAGCATGGCAGCAAGTTAAGATCTTTAACGAAAGTGCCGCAATGGGATTTCTCCCTGCACTACGTGATGCAATGTACTATGTTAAGCGACTACATGAAGAACATGGATATGTGTTCCGTTGCATTACCAGCATGAGTTTGGACCCAAATGCAAAGAAATTACGTCAAATGAATTTGGAGAAGTTGTTTGGAAAAACAGCATTTGAAGAATTAGTTTGTTTAGATACAGGTGCTCCAAAAGATGAAGCACTTGCGCCTTACAAAGATTCGGGCTTATATTGGATCGAAGACAAACTAGAAAACGCAGTATGTGGACAAAACTTAGGTTTAAAGTCAATACTAGTCGAACATGGATTTAATATGAACGACACTGTTCCAGAAGGTATGATCAAAGTGACCAACTGGAAAGAAATTTATGAAACTATTACAGGAGAAAAATAATGAGTGAAAAAACACAACACGAGAAAATCGTAGAAGCATTTAACGCTTACTTAGTTGAACATGCAGCTTGGGAAGAAAAGAATGTTAAAGCAGCAGCTACTCGCGCCCGCGGCGCACTTGGTGATCTAGGCAAGCTAACAAAAGCTCGTCGT